CGGGGGTCTTCTGCAGCTTCCGCTGCACGGTTGTCGCATCCGCGTTCAACCGTTGTTTCTTATCGGAGATCACTATCATGCCCTACGGAGCCAGTTCTGAAAGTTTGAAGACTTATTTAGCCACCGCAAGTAATCATTGGCCAGTTGATGGCTTTAAGAGTTACCCTTGGTGGTTTGATGGTTCTTCTTTCCCTCAGGAAGACTGGGTTCGTACCGGCAAAAATAGTGGTACCCCGCACGGCGCAGCCGCGCGTGATAAGAAACGTGGTCCTTATAAACTGTCTTTTGAGACAGTTGAAGTGGGGCCTAATGTCGGAAGACGTATACGGGACGAGAAGACTGGAAAATATTACTGGAAGCGTTTACCTTTAACGGTGACGCGACTTGTGAAAGATTCTAGTCAAGGTAGGATAGCTACTAATCTTACCGCCAATCCCCTTTACTTCGCCAAAGTCAAGAATAGTTATTTCGGAATGGATCAAACCATCCGAGCTATCTATAAACCTGACCCAGGTTGGTATCGAGAGTATACTGGTTCGTTTATTGGGTCGTTCCCTCATTTTGGGCCGTCACCTGTAGCGAGCCTTGCTCCGTATGCTCAAAAAGACATCAGTAGTTATTTGATGTCAGAAGTGAGTAAATTGGCAGATCGAGCTCAGATTAAGTTACTTACAAATCTGAAGAATCAAGATGTCAATATGGCGCAAGTCATTGCCGAGCGTCGCCAAACAGTCAATACAGTCGGATCAGCGATGACCCGTCTTGCAAAGACTTTATTGGAGATGAAACGTGGTCAGTTTGACAAAGCATCTAAGACTCTGTTACCTATGTCCAAAAAACAGCTATCGAATGATTGGCTGGCTGTACAGTATGGTTGGAAGCCCCTCTTGCAAGACATTGAGGGTGCGATCGATTATCTGCAAAGCCAAACCTTTGATTATATAGATGTTGTAGGAACGGTCTCAGAGGATTTTGATGCAACATTACTCAACAGTAACCAGAATTGGTGTAAAACCAAAGTTCAGTCTACTGGGAAAGTAACCGTCAAACTGATGGCGCGATACAAAGTGACTTTTCAGCCACAAGTAGACGCGTCACGTTTGGGTTTTACAAACCCACTCGCTCTAGCCTGGGAGCTCGTCCCGTATTCTTTCGTTGCCGACTGGTTTATTCCGATCGGTAAATGGCTGAATACTATGGATGCTGCTTTGGGGTTAGAGTTTGTTGAAGCTCATCGCACTACTTTCATTACTGAAACTGTGCGAGCCGAGCGTTCTTTTGGTGGTGTTGATGGCGACGGATACACGTGGGACACATTAAAAACTGGATTCACTTCTAGTAAAACGTATTGCTCTCGAGAGATTTTGAATTCGTCTCTCGGTGGCTTTCCGCTTCCTAGTTTTAAGAACCCATTTAGTGGCACTCATGTAGCTAACGCCCTAGCATTACTTAACCAACTTAAAAAGAGGTAAATTATTATGACCGCTTTCGCGACCATATCCCTGTTGAACAATGCTGCTGTCGAACAAGCTTTTACTCCTCAAAGTATCGACTCCGTTGGTGTGGCTAACTGGCTGGACGCCGGAACTACGTTTGATTCCAAACGCAAAGTTTCGATGTCTGTCAGTCTGCCTCGCAACGGCGGCACTGTTTCGCGTATCAAACAGAAAGTCACAATTCCTGTGATGGATTCTATTGATACTACCAAGAAGGTTGCTGAAGCCTACGTGATCATTGAAGCGGTAATTCCGAAGCTCGCTTCGGAAACTATTCGCCTCGATCTTCGCGCTATGGCCAAGGATCTTCTTAACGATGCAGTGTCTACTGCTGCATACCAAAACCTCGAAGCTATTTACTAACTTCGAGCTATGGTTTCCTCCAATTGTTTTAATAAAAGGAGTTATACATTATGTCTATAGACACAATGTACACAGCAGGTCGGCTTACGGCCGACTTTGTCGAGCAATACTTTGAAGCGCTTGACTGTTCTAAGTCATTAGCTGCATACTTGTTATGGAAACATAACGAGCACCAGCAATTAGTTGACTTAAAGTTCGACCCACATCAATATAACGATGTGTGTTCGGCTCGCAATAGTCTTGCCGCTGTATCATTCCTATCGAAGGCTAACTTTCTTGTACTCGATGTAAATCGGGAACAAGTAGCACTCGAGAAGTTTGTAGAAGCTGAAGAAGTCTGCTGTCAAACGAACTCTAGGTTCCTTAACGGAACATTTACCTCGGTCGAAACCTCCTCCATTTTGGAAATAATGAAGGAAACGATTCGTGAGATTCTAGGGGACGTGCCAACAGTTGACCAATTCGTCGACGACTGCGATTGGGGACCGGGTGCAACTACTGCAATTAAACGCAGAGATGCAAACCAACCAATAAAATACGAGTGTGAAACAGACATCACCTCGGACGCTTACGACTTTGTCGTTCCCTGGTTTCACTTGGCGTACCCAAACTGGGCTCCGTCATTTAAGATCAGAAACACAAGCAAAGTTGTTACTGTGCCGAAGAATGCTAAGACTGACAGGACGATTGCTATTGAGCCAGGATTAAACCTCTGGTTTCAAAAATCAATCGGATCTGCCATTCGACGTAGGCTTCGTCGCTATGGGATAACACTTAATGATCAATGTCATAATCAACGTCTGGCTCGACTTGCATCCAAGTTTAATGACTTGGCTACAGTCGATTTCAGCGCTGCTAGTGACACAATTGCTTATCATCTTGTAGGAGAAATACTGCCCGCTCGATGGTTCGCTCTTGTTAGCTCATTTCGTGTTAGTTCTTGCATTGTCCCCAAAACTGGGCTTCGTCATTTAGAGAAGTTTAGTAGTATGGGAAACGGCTTCACGTTTGAACTGGAGTCGCTCATCTTTTTCGCCGCAGCTAAGGCAGTAATGTCTTATTACGGTGTTAAGGGTAAGTGTTCAGTTTATGGTGATGACGTTATCCTACCGGGGATAGCTTACGAAAGATACAGAACCTTTTGTGAGGACCTAGGCTTTTCGATTAACAATAAGAAGAGTTATTATTCTTCTTATTATCGGGAAAGCTGTGGCTCTCATTATTGGAACGGTGTCGATATCAAACCAATCTTCCTCAAGGAACCACTAGATGGAAAAGCAGCCGTACTCAAAGCTGCCAATAATCTTCGAAGGAGCGCTCATCGCCGTAATTCTTATGGCTGTGATATCGCTTTTCTTAGGTGTTGGCGTCTTCTTTCTGACTCACTGGGCATTAACTGTCCGGTGATATCAGAAGGTTTCGGTGATTTGGCCCTTGTAGTTGATCTACAAGAGGCCCGACCACTGATAGAGCCAAACAAGAACGGTATCGAAGGATACTCAACTCGTGTTTGGGGCACTCTTCCGCGCACTGTCGAAATGGCAGGGCATGGCGTCTTACTTTTTAAGCTAAGACAAATTGGTGTAAGCGATCTGCAGACGGAGAATAATATTCCGCTTGCATGCAAGACCAGAGTTGCAAAATTCCGCATCTCTGTACCTAAGTGGATTGATCTGGGCCCTTGGATTTAGATCAAGGACTAGCTTCAATTTTCTGAATTATGGCGAGAGCCAAATTCTGGGGGGATTTTCCCGTCAAG